CCTTGTTATAGGCGATTTATCCTTTTGGGATGAATCTAGACAACCTTTGCTTTAATGTAACCCTAGTGGGTTGCACCTCAGCAAAAGGCAACTCAAGATGATTTGGATCATCAGAGAGAGCCGAAGGTATGTCCTTTAAGCATTCAAGAAAATACTCGTAATTCTTACGAGCAAATCCTGACTTAAGGAATACAGATTTAACCTTCTCGTCGAAGGTTTGAACTTCCTGTTGAATATATGTCTTATCGACATAATTCATCAAGTCGTTTGTAGAAGCGCCATAGTCAGCATAAAGCTGATTATGAACGTGACTACTTAGACCCGTTAGGGAGTCCAAAACTCGTTCTTTAAAGCATAATTCCAACCCAGCTTTAATCATCGTTTCCAGGTTTGACCCTGGATACGACCAATTAAGGCCATAGGGATGGACGAAATCCGGAATGTGTGCAAATACATTAAGAATTTCATTCTGCTTTTTAGAAAGAAGGAACCTGATCCTCGGTCCTATGAGACGTGCAAGATCAAGGAAGTTATTGTCAGAAACAGTCCTCCACTTTAATTGTGGATAGACGTTACTTCCAGTAACCACCTTTCCAGCGAACTCAGCAAGTTCACTAGAAATTAAGGTCTTGTCCGGAGCATAGGGGCACCCCGCAGTTTTAAGGAAGTTGATATATTTCTCATACAGTAAACTGTCGAGAATTATAACATCATCACCTAAAACGAAGAATTCATGATTATATTTCTTACCTAGCAAAGTAAGAAGTACTAGACCATGAGTTAGAGTGAATGTAAAGAAAGAAGGGTTAAAGCCTAACGGCTGACCTTTCTTCCATACAATCTCTCCCAAATCCGAACGCCAAGTACTTCGAGAAACATCTCGAAATAATTTAACGTAAGGATTTGTCTCTCCATAAATCGCTTCCAAAGCGATTTGTTGGATCTCATATGGAAACATATCAGTTGCAGAAGACAAGTCTACAGAGTAGACAGTCTTATGTTCTTTAATATGCTTCTGAATGAGTGGGAATGCCTTGCTTTGATCGTGGGTACAATCCCAATCAAGAGTAGACACAAGCTGACCTAAATCCGCTTTAAGTGGTTGTGAAGCCACCTGAAACAGACGATAGGGCGAAGCAATGCTTCTCAGCTTATATCCAGGTTCCTGAAGGAAATGAACCTCACCGCCCACCATGGGGCCATAACCGATATCATCGATATGAGCGGAATCACAATATCCGCGAACATCGATTCCCTTAAAGACATGAGAATAAATCTCATCCCATAAGGATCGTATATGGTTCCAAGTCATCGTATTATCAACGAGCATAAGCTCGTTTAATAATTTCGAGGATTGTGGCACGGATCTCAAATCAGCTGAAGGAGCTCGCTTATTAGGCGAACCTCTCCAAAAGACTAGAGACTGAGGATTTCCACGAATGGTTCGTCCGCGGATAGTGTCTTTTACCGTGCGTCTAAAAGCACGGACAAAAGTCTCCGGTATTACTACCGGGGTAGCATTGACTGCTTGCAAGAATTTCTTCTTTTGGGTATCTGTTAAACTAACAGATGTCCAATGAGAATAGGCCATGAAGGCGTTAAGAACTTTTGAAAAGTTCTTATCGTTTTTCATACCGAACCTCAGCAAACTGCCAACAACGCCCTTGATCTCACCTCTACGATTCCTTGCTAAAGGAGCTGTAATGGGAGATTTCGCGCGCAACTGGATTAGTGTAAGTTTCAACGATTTACATCGTTTAACTGTCCACTCTTCTCCGCTACACACTGTCCACCTACACAGTAAATCCACAAATGGATTTACCGTATAGGCTGGAACACCGTCTACAGGAAATCGTAACGTCAAACCCGATTGTGTGCTCGCCATTGCTGGTAAGTACATGATACTGGTCCTTT